GATATCGGCAATAAACACTCTATCATCGGCAAGTGAATCAACTTCGTACCATTTACCAATGGGATTCAAAAATTCAGGTGCCGATGGAACGTTTGAATAATTTGTTCCTTGTCTTTCAATAATTGCGGTAACCCCCAATACATTCTTCTCAGGTAAGAAAAATTCAAAGAAAGGTCTAACATCATTTGGTGTAATAACTCTCTTAAATACCTTTGTCACACCGTTTACAACTATTTCTCTCTTAACAATGGTATAGTTAATAAGGTTGTTGTTGGCATCAAAGTTTGGAATCTTTAATCTGTTTGGAAATCCTTCAGAATTAAATGGTGAAGCAAAATCAATATCATTTACGTTTTCAAATACTTGACCCGCACCAAACACTTGTGAACCTTTTCTTAATACCCCCAAGTATCTTTCATCTTCTTTATCACCAAACGCAGGAACGGTAATTGAAAAGTCAGTCAAAGCAACTGATGGTCTTTGACCAGGTATTTTTAATCCGTAAGTTCTTGCAATGTTGTAAACTGATGAACGTTGTTGAGCATATTGAAGAACCGTCTCTTGAATACTTCTATCAATGTGAAAGTGTAAGTTGTCAGCAACCGCAGCATTCAAATCCATCAATACTGAAAATACTGAGGCATCATTAAAGTTGTTGATTAAATCGGGGTAGTACTGTTTAACATAGTTTATTAATTCTTGTCTTATACCCTGAAAGTCCCTTGCAGTATACGATATCTGTTGATTTGCCATATAAATTAAATATTGATTATTACAAAATCTTGAGTTCCAAATGCGTCGTTGGTTACTGTGAAATCAACTCTAACTTTTGCGGTATATTCTACCACTCCTTGATTTGGGATTATTAATCCCTGATTTATAACATTACCAGCGGTTGTCACAGTTTGAGTAGATTCTTCTTGTGTGGCATCGGTAATACTAATTGTTGTGATTTGTAGGTTTGGAATGTATTTAGAAACACTATCTCTAATCTCCGCCTCAATGGCCGAGAATGTAGGACCATCCAATGGGTCAAATATAAATTCCATTAGTCTTGTTCCAAAATCGGGTAAGTAATACCTTGACCCTTTTCTTGTTAATAACAAATGAACTAAATCGGTTCTTACTTCTTCTTTGGCATAATCAGTTAAATCCAAATATTGTCCATTGAACGAATCGGTAAAGGGGAATGTTATTCCATATGTTTTTCCATTAGCCATTGTCTATAAATATATTCGTGTTCCCTTTTTTGTGAAGGGGATAATATGCACACTCTCTACAACCATTCCCGCAACAATAACCTCGTTTTAAATGAAACTCTTTTGTGAAGACATATTTCCCATCTTCAATATAAAAATCAGAAAGGGAAAGCTTTTGGCCCTCCCCTTCGTTTGATGTGTTTATATTGTTATTATTTAATTTCACACGCTCCACCAGCACAAGCCAACTCACCACTTAAATCTGTGTTGTCTTGTAATTCAACAACTTTTGATAAATCAATTGAACTAAGTTTAGCAAACAATCTGTCGTATTCTTCTTTTGTACAATCTTCAAATGGTGCTTGAATGTAACTTCCACCATCATAAGGTAATACTGACAAACCGTTATAGAAATCACGATTTTCCCACATCCACTCACCAGCCAATTCCCAATCTTCATTTTTCAAACTGATTGTTGCCGATACGTTGTGTGTGTTAGAACCACTTCTGTGACCAGGTCTTACCCACTCTTGTGTAATTTTCTTAACACGGTCCAACAATTGGAACGGAGATTCTGTTCTCAAAATCGCTCCTTCAGGAGATTTTTGTGGAACTGAAATAACAGCCGTGTCGTGTGGACGGAAGAATTCATCTTCAACCAACTCAGGGTGATACATTGCCAAGTATTGGTAGATAGCTTCGTTCTTACCAACACGGACTCTACGGATGTAGTAATCGTTGTGCCATGCGTGGATACCTGAAGATGTTCCCAATGTCAGAGATGTTGTCCCTGCAGGTTTTACGGTAGTTGTACGAGCCGACTTGTTAACACCAATCAACTCAGCAACTCTTGCATTTTCTTCTTTAACAAGTTTTGCCGCTTCTTTCATGTTATAACCCAATACAACACCAGAACCGATACCTGTCATTGACACACCAATCAACGCTTCTTTTTCAGTAGTGCGTTTCCAAATGTCTCTCAAGTAATGGAAGTCAGTATAACCCGCTTGAAGTGTTCCGATGAAAGCCGCCGCTTTAACACGATTGTTCAAGTCCTCTTGTGATTCAATGTCAGAAACATTTACCTCACACAAGTTACAAAACTGATTTGGTCTAAGTGCGATTTCACAACATGGGTTTGTTCCCCAATCTTTATCGTTTGTAAAGTAGATACCAGGTTCCCCCGCTCCTGACGCTTCAACACGTTTCCACAAGTCCATAAAGAAATCTTTTGTGATTTTGTGTCTAACCAAAGTTGCGGAATTATTTGCTCTACCTCTTTGTGGGTTTGTTTCCCACCAAGCACCTGACTTACAAGCAATCATGTCATTATCATCTGCCGAGAACAATGAAATCAAAGCCGCTCTACGAATACCACCCGCAAGAACTGCGTCTGCAATGTGACATACCATGTCGTGTACTTCAATCGGTGATAATTTTTCACCATCTTCTTTAGCATCCAACATACCTTTCAATTTGTGAATACAATCTTTCAAAGGTTGAGGACCTGGTGCCTTACCACCTGATGTTACAAGTTGAGCCCCTTTTGGTCTAACATCTGAAAAATCAAATTCAGGTGTTGACAAGTTTTCACCAAAGTAAGATTTCATTAATACTTTAATTGCGTCAGCCCAACCTTCAATAGAATCACCAACCAAGAATCTTCTTGTTCTATTTGGGTTAGGTTTTCTAATTTCAGGAAGTTTTTCTACGTGGTGTTTTTGAACTGAGTATCCAACACCAGTTCCACCCAACAACAAGAACATTGTTTCTGAGAATGCATCCAAGTGGTCAATAGGAAGGTAAGCACAGTTGTAGATTCTGTTTGGAGAAATCTCAATTGGTTTACCACCAAATTGCATTGACCTCATTGAAGGTAATACTTTTTTATCGTACACATACTTATACACCTCCACAATTTCACTTGCAATGTGGGGGTATTTTTTGATGTGCATGTTCATGTTTCTTGTAACCAATTCTTCCCAAGTTTCTCTTCTTTCCAACTCAGGAGTGAATTTTGCGTACTTCATGTAGACAGTTAGGTCTGACAATATCTTTTGTGATGCGTCCATTTTTTTAAATTTATTAATTTTTTTTTATTAGTTCAAATTATTTTGTTCAGTTTGTGGTCCTGTTTCTCTTTGTTTTCTTCTTTCCATAAGTTCCTTGATTCTGTCACTCTTTTGTTGTTCTTTGTTTTCTTGAAAACCTAAGAAAGTTACAGAACTTTCAGTGTCAATCTCAATCAATTCGTTATTGAACTTACAGTTTTCAAAGATAACCCCATCAGGACCTAAACGGGATTTAGTAATTGCAATTGTTGCGAGTTTCATTTCTTTCTGTTGGAGAGTTTTTGCCACTGATATAATAACGTGCCCTACTTGCGCCTTCTTGATTGAACCTCCCATTTGGTCGGTGGTTACAACTTCTGAAGATATGGAACTTCTGTTTCCTTGAGTCGCTGTCCAACCAGCGAGATTCAACTCGTGACACATAGCCTCAAACCCTCTCATTACAGAACCTTCACTTTTCCACTCGTCCCCTAAGTTCCTGTCGGGAACTATACAATCAATATAGTCAATAAGAATTAAATCAATCTTAACTCCATCGGCAATCATTTTTCTTACTTTGTTTTTGATTTGGTTCATTGTCAAAGTATCTGAAGCTTCTTTTTGTAAAATTAATCTGTTGGGCATACTACCCTCAATTTCTCTTACTTTTTCAATAACTTCTTCTCTGTTTTCCGCCAAGTTATCAGGAGCAATACCTGTCCATATGGTAAAATGTTTTCTTTGGATAACTTTTGGATTGTCTTCAAAAAAGATTTGAAGAACGTTGTATCCCACATTAAAAGCGGTATTGGCTATCTTTGTAAGAATTGTGGTTTTACCCACACCCGTTGGTGCCAATATCACACCAATTTCACCTTTTGCCAAACCACCTTTTAAGAGTTTATCAATACCCGCAATACCAATTGGTATCGGGTGTCTAAAATCGTCGTTTAGAACGTCATCTAAGTTATGGAAAACGTCATTGTTATGTCCGTCTCTTTCACCTACTTGGAGTGCCGCTCTAACTAATTCCTCCAACTTGTCGTAACTTTCAAACTCACCAGCATCAATAATCTTTTGTGCTTTAGTCATTACCTTTTGAAGTTCTTGTTGTTTACAGAATTTCAAAGCTTTGTCTTGAACAAATGAAGCCCCTTCAAATGGTGCGTTTTGAATTTGTTTGATGGTGTCCATCAAAATTCTCAACATCATTTCTTGTGGGAATTCACTTTTAGAAATCTGTTCTAAAGTTTCAAATGATGGTGAGCAAGAGTATTTTGTATAATACTCCTTCACCATCTGTAATATGGTTTTGAAATACTTGTTTTCAAAATGGGAGGGTTCGATTACGTCTATAATTGAATGTGTGAAATCTTTATCTACTATAATTTGGTTTAATAACTGTAACTGAAATGACTGACCTAAATACTCAAAATTTCTCTGCATTGACA